AAAATCGCCGATACCGGTTTCGGCTTCCTGTAACGCTTTACGTAACGGCGCCGCCGACCCGGTAATAGGTATAGATATCGACTTAGCCATAGCGTAAGTCTACTTTAAGGTGAGGTCGTGACGTTTTATTAGTTTCTGCATTTCGTCGGCGTACACGTTCAACACCTCTTGCCGGCGTACGTCTAGCACGTCGTATACAAACGGTTGCGGTTGTATGCGGCGGTCTACCCAACCGAAATGTATAGGGCCGCCGTATTCGATACCCATACGGCCACGTCCGCCACCGAACACGACACGGCCGCCAGATATGCGGGCGGCGGCTCGGACAGATTCACGTAGCCGGCCGGTGCGGGTTGGTGCTTTTCGTGCGGCGGCGTCGGCGATAATTTGGGCGGCTTTTAGGTGTACGGGTTTTAGTTCGTTTTTTGTGTCGTCGCCTAATCCTCGTAGTTCGCGTTGTACCTCGCGTGCGCCCTCGATACGTAGCATGCCGCCGTATTCGCCGAGAACTTCCGAATAGTAGCGGTCGGCGGCGGCTTTCTGATATTTGTTTAGTTTTGCCATTAGCGGCGCCGTTTCCGTTCGCGTTCCGCTTTCCGGTTCTGTTCGACGAGTTGCCGGTGCATAGACGCGACTATAGAACGTGGTGAGGCCAGTAGTTCCCGCGGCGAAATGTTCGTAGCAAGCGCGAGGCTAGCCACGACGTCTATTATTCCGCCGCGCGGGTAGGGTGTTCGGGGTTGACGAATTCGACTTTAACGACCGTCTTACGCCATTCTTTAATAGGTTTAACAACTTCGCCGGATTCTTTGGCGGCTAGCCAACCGAGCATAACAATATGACGTAACGACATATTGTTCTCGTTAAACGCTACCGGTACCCCGGTACCTGTAATTTCTTCAAATTCGCAAAGGGTATCGACCGAAAGTTCGTACGTATTTACCCTTGCGTCACTATAAGTAACCGCTACGTTAAGGTCGAACATTGCCGTTACGACGTCGCTTTCGTCATGGTGCCACCAACGAACGAGAGGCTTACCATGCTCATATCACCGACCGAGCCGGCTACGGGCTGGTGGTTGCTGAGGAATGTATCGGCGATTGTGTACGACGGATTGTCAGCGGCAACTGCGCCCGACGTTGGCTTAATAAGGACCGTGGTCGTGGTGCCTACGAGGTCGAACACCGAGGCTTCGACTTCGCTCGCGCTAAAGTCCTGAAACATCGTTACGTCAACAGAAACGTTATAAAGTCCGCCCGTAAACTTGTGCGACGTGTCGCCCATGCTGGTTACTTCTACTTGGTCGGCGTCATAGTTTAACGTAACGCTTTGTACGTGGTCGCTGAGGTCAACCGAGTTAATGGTCACCGACGCATCGGTAAGGTTAATTACGGCCATTGCTTAGCCTTCCTTTTCTTCTGTAGTGTCGCCGGCTTTCGCCGCTTTCTTTTTTTCTACGGCGGCAATGTGACCGCCGGCGATAAGTGCGTCAACGTTTAAACCGGCTAGTTCGGTTTCGTCAACGGTGGTACCCGGCTCGCGATTTAGGCGGCCGCTAATAACTTCGTATTTCATGCGTATACCTCTATATCGAATTCGGCACCTAGATAGGTGTCGTCGCCTGTTCCCATAGTCCCTAGTGTATTACAACGTACGACGTATGCGTCGGATACGGAACCGTCCAACGTACGGTCGGCTTTAATGAGTGCGTCTATCGAGTTCGGGCCGCTGATGTATTCGTCAAGTCGTGAAAGGTTCGACGACGATTCAAAACGTTGCACCATAACAACTATTTTAAAATCAAATTTTGTTAACCCTTGCATGGCCTGATGATATTCGGCCGGGGTGTCGCCGGGTAGCACGATAGCGGCCGGCGTTACGATAAGTTCGGGCGCGTTGGTATAGACAACGCTTATATTCGGTGCGGCTTCTAGCACGGTGCCTAAACCGGCTTTAATGGCGGCGTAGTCGGCCATTATGCAACCGGTAATAGTCTGAGGCCGTGCAACAATGCGCCGACGTCCGGGTCGCTCCGTGAGATACGCACCGGGCCGAGTTCGCTAATTGCGCCGGCTTGAAACCCGAGCGGCGACGCTTTCCGTTGATATAGGCGGGCGGCTAAAAGTAGTGCGGCCTGTTTCACGTTGTCCGGTACGGCGGCGGCATATCCGAACGTGCCGGTTACTTCTACCGTTGGGCGGCCATACAAAGAAAGCGGCCAACCCCGGTTAACGTTCGTAACGACACGGTACGGTGCGGCGTTCCCTACTAGCACGTAATCGGTGCCGGCTACTAACGTTGTTTCATAGGAGCCGTCTTGATCTTCGTCGGTTTTAATTGTGACGGTTGACGACGCAAGGTCGTCTATATCTAGTTTTTGTGACGACCGAGGAATATAAACCCGTGTCGTAGCGGACGTTTCAAACGTGCGGCCACAATACTGGTCGATAGTTGCGTCGGCCGCTGAGATAGCGGCAGTTATAGCGGTGTCCTCGGTTGTCGTACCGGTAGGTATTCCGAGACTCGCTTTAACTAATGCGAGAGTCGTATACGCCATTACCGGGCCTTACGTGCCGTTTTCTTTACCGGTTTCTTTTCGGCTTTCGCCTCGGGTGCCGGCTCGGGTGCTGGTGCTGGTGCGGCCGGCATTGTGAACATTTTACCGATAAGTACCGGGTCGGCGCCTGCCGCAATATATGCCGCTTTTGTTTTATCCATAATTACACCTCGCTATGTGTGGGGTGTGGCTCGGGTCGTAGGGTAAATGACGACCCGAGCCACGAAACACGATTTAGAGAGTAGCGCTAAGTAGCGTTCCCTGAATCTTGCAAATACCGCCGGGGTAACGGCCCCCCGTGAACGCTGACGGCCCGTAAACGACCATTCGAACGGTAAGCGTGCCAGAACCGACCGACTCGTAACGCAACATAAGCGGGCTGTTTGCCTGCTCCATAAGCACGAGGTCGGCACGGTTCGCAACAATAATCGCGTCCTCATTGGTGCCGGCTCCGAGGTTAACCGGGATACCTGCGTCAACGACAACAGGAACGCCTGCAATTTCGCCGGCGGCGGTGCCGTAGGCGCCGGGGTTGCCGAGTGCAATAACGTTACGTGAGGTTGCGGCGGTGACGCCTGCCAACGGACGGTTAGACGAATCAAGCCCGCCCGAAATGTACGCCCACCGGCGTGGGTGCATAATGATTACGTCGGGTTCGACATATCGCGCCGCGGTAACGGTTCCAATTGCCTTAACAATTTTTTGGAATGTTTCGTAGGCGGTTGGGCTGGCGTCGTCCACGTCAACGTCGCCGATACCGGACGTGTTCAAAATGCCGAGGTGTGTACCGCTGGTGCCGTCGCCGTTAATAACGTCGGCGTTAACTGCCGAGTTATAGGCGCTCACGAGGTCGGCGCTAAGCAACGTGTCAACACCGGTACCGCGTTCGAGCGCTTGGCGGCTGATATCGACCATCCCGGCGTAGGTGCGAACGTTGACGGTAAGCAACGTGTCGTCGGGTGATGCTTCGGTAACTGCTCCGTTATCGCCATTTTGGGCCGCGGCGCTAGCGCCTGTTGTAATGCGGCTGATATTCACGGTGAGGCCAGAATCGGGTAGCGGGATAGCGTTCGCTACGTCCATTGTGTTACGGCCTGCGCGTAGGAATGGTGCCGCCAGTCCGGTGAGGTACTGAGGGACGACCAACCCGGCAAAGTTTGCGCTACCCGAATCGCGGTATTCGACTCGCATTTCGTCGCTATGGCGTGACAAGCGGGCTTGTGCGCCGGTGTCGCCCAAAAACTCGGCGTTGTATGAGTCACGGAAGAATGAGTGTGGCGAGTTGTTTTGATAGGTCAACGGCTCCGCTTTAACTTCTACACGGTTCACGGCGGGCGCTTCTCTTTCTTCGGTGTCGTCGGTGGCGGCAACTTCGGCGCGAAGTTTTGCGGCGGCGAGGTTGCCGACCTGAATTTCGCGCAAGTCGCTGATACGGTTGTCGAGTTCCTGCGCCCGCTTATGCAAGTCGGCGAGGTTGGTATCTTCGTTTTCGTTAAGGTCGCGGGCCTCGTCTGCGGCACGGTTCAAAATGGTTTCGACCGCTTCGCTGATTTCGGAACGCTCGCTAATGAGGTTGTCTAAAAGTCGCATTATGCGTATTCCTTTCGTCGGTGCTTTTACTATCGACGGTGCCGGATACGGTGCGAATAGCGGCGGCTCGGCGGCGGTCTATGGCCGAGTATATACAACTCGGCTAGTTAATGCGTGTTTAATCAACGGCGGCCCATACCCGCAAGTCAACAGTTACGCCGGTCTCGCATATCGCGTAGAGTGGCGCACCCGGCCCGAGGGTGACGCCAATAGGTGCCGTATGTTTCACAACGGGGAACCCTTCGGCGACGCTGACGTCGGCCGAACTTCCGATGTTTAAGGTGTTATTACTGTTGACGTATAGGAATACTTCGCGGTTAATAGAATCCGCGGCGAGTACGAGCGTTGCGGTGTCGGTTACTGATACGGCGAACGCGCTCATGCGTTGGTCTCGTTAATTCCGAAACGGTGCCGCCATTGCGCTAAGCGTGGTACCTGTTCGTCGTCGTCCGGGTCGTATTCGCGTACAGATACTAGGCGTGCCTCGTCGTATGCCGGGTTACGCACTAGTCCTACGTGGTCTAGTTTGACTTCAAGCCGGGTACGTAGGGAACGGCCGCCGTGTTCGTCGTTACGGGTGCGTACTGGTACGAACCCGACCGAAAGGCCGTTTACGAAACCGTCTACGGCCAGTTGGTAAGCCTCGTCGCCTCGGGCGGTTCTTGCTAAAACAAAATCGGCGATAAGGCCGTCGCGTGTTTTTTCCCATCGTACGGCTCGGCCGATAGGTAGCCGGTCGGTTGCGTGTTGCTCTAAAAGGTGGATACGTTGCCCGCGTTCCTTAATTGTTTTGTCGAACGCTGACGGTGCGAACCGTTCCAAATATCCGCCGGCGTCGTACATTGCGCCGAACGGTGCGACGATTCCTACTAGGTGGTGGCCGTCGTCATCTTCTCGGAATTCGAAACCTTCGCACTCTACGTATCGTGTTTCTACGTTGCTCACGTTGTTACCTCGGGTTCGGTTGTGGCGGTGCCGGTTATATCTTCTAGGCGTCGTACCTCGTCAATAGTGAGAAACCCGGAACGTAAACCGATTTCGTACGCTTGGAACCGGGTAAGGGTTTCGCCTCTAATGAGGTCGTCTAAAATAAATCGGGCTTCTTGGCCGCGCGGTAAAAGGGTACTAAACGCCGCTTCAATTTTTGAAAGTAGCGGCCGTAAACAGTACCTAACGAAACTAATAGAATCTTGCGTAACCGACGAATACGTCGAACTATCCGATGACGGTACGCCGGCTAG